AATCAAGAAGTTATAGTAGTCGTTAGCTTCTCCGTATTCTACCCACTCGTTACGAGTGTCCTCTTTTATCTCAGGCTGCTCATAAGCTGCCAAATTAAGTATTTTAATATCACTCATATGTAACGTAGTCGTTTGTGCTGCTATAGCTTGTATATTCGTTATTGTTTATTGAGTAAGTACTTATACTTTGATTAGTACAGAAAATCTTACCCTTGTAAACTATCTCGCTGCCGTTCTTTACCTCTAATGTATAGAAGTTGCCCTCTTTCAAATTAAGTACCTTTTCGATAACTAAATAATATCTATCTACTGTTGGCGTAATTGCATAAGTCTCTGAAACGTCCGTAAGCTCGTTTAAAATTACCATGCTATCCGCGACTAATTCACGAGGCACTATTTTAAAAGTTTGAGCAGTTCCTGTCTCTTCTAGTATTATCATAACTTATATACGTTAAAAGCTCATTTTGTTTCAAATAAAAAAAGGGCAACCCGAAAGCTGCCCCTTAATAAACAATTAAACTATGAAAAATTAAGGCGTAATAGTTGTGCCGTCTCCTAACTGAATATTCATTCCTAAATCTGCTAAAGTTTGATCTGAAGTAGCATTCATAAACAAAGGAGGTAGTTTCTCCATTGCTTGGAAAGTCAAGTTATAACCGCTCATGTCTCCAAAAGCAGCACCTGTAACTATAGAACCTCCGTTAACGTCTGCTCCATGCTCATAACCTACTAAAAAGAAGTTATTGTTATTGTCTCTTACGATAACTTTAGGTCGTCCGTATGCTAAAAGTTTTACCTCTTTGTGCGTTGCTAGGTCTTGCTTCTTTAACATCAAGCTCAACACTTGGTCAAAGAAAGTAGTACCGTTTTCACGAGAAGAGTTAATAGCACTCTCTAGGCTAGACGTTCCTTTAATCTCGTATTTGTATGCTGTAGGTGTTCCTCCTACTGCTGTAACTTGGCTATCTACGTCAAGGGTAATCTGGTCTGCTGGTAAATCATCGTAATTGATGAAGTAAACCGCGTCTAATCCTCCTACCGTATCTTTACATGGCTCAAGTCTTCCAGCTGTAATATCACATGCCATATCTTAAGTATTATAAAAAAGGGCGGGCGTATACCCACCCCCTTTAAAAGTTAGTAATTCAATTATTAGTTAACAGCGTTAACGATTCCGTAAGTAACTACGTCAGCAGCGAAAGCATAGTTTACAGCAGCTGTAAAACGCATAATTACGCGTACGTTTTGCGAACCGTCTAAATCTGCCATATCTAAAACTTTAACTTCTTGGTGGTCTGAAAGCAAACCAGTACCAAAGTACAAGTTATCGATAGTTGAAAGGATAGCAGTGTCAGCAGACATACCAGGACACATTACAACAGGAATACCGTCGAAGTATAAAGCTCCTCCTGTAGTGTACCACATATTTCCTTTTCCTTCGAAACCGTTAGAACCAAGACCAGCAGCACCGTACCCACCTAAAGCACGTACATACGCTTTAAAGATGTTGTTAGATACATACAATCTCAAGTCTTCACGTCCGTAAAGAGTATTAGGCATTGCATCGATAATTTTACCTAACTCAGTAACTACGTTTGTAGCATCTACAGTAGTACCTGTTACTTCTTGAGCAGCTGGTAATTCAGTGTCAGCAGCTAACAAAGTTTCGAATCCGTCAAACTGTCCTGTTACAGTTTTATCTCCTTGCCAAATAGAAAGCTCGTTACGTGCAGCAGACTTCTCCGCTACGTGTGCAATTAAGAAATCAGAAAAGTTCTTAGGTAGGTTGTCGAATGCAGAATAACCCATTTCGATAGCTTCCCAGTCAGAACGAAAATCAGACTTACACAAAGAAAGGTTAATTTGTAGGTCTTTTGGCTCTAAGATACGCTCTGTAAGAGTCAAAGTAGATGTAGGGTCGAAGTCGCAAGAACCGTCTTTTACGATGTCATTAAGACCTACTCTTTTAAGTACTTCCTTGTACTTCACGTTTTGCTTAACCGTAATAAGGTTGTTAGCAATTGTTGGCGCTGGTAAAAGCGCAGCAGCTACATACTTACCCGCGAAACTTCCCGAATAGCTTGTAGTGATAGATGTTGTTGTTGCCATTGTTTTATTTATTTAAAAATTATTATTTACTAATCAAGTCGTAAACCATAGACTTCAAAGACTGCTCTTTTTTGTTAAAAGAAATCTGCTCTCTAGGCTGTGCGTTCTCAGGGTTATGTTGGATAGGCTTAGAAAGTTCTACCTCTTCTGTAGTTTCCTCTTTTTTGTCCTCTTTAGAAAGTTCCGCTAAAATCTGAGCTTTCAACTCAGCGATTAAAGACTCTCTCTCCTCAGCTGAAAAATAAGTTTCTTTAGATACTGACTCTACTACTTTCTTAGCTACAGGTGTAGCAGTTGGCTCTTCGCTCGCAGCTACCTCTTCCATTTCTTTTTCCTCAGCTTCTACCTCAGCAGCTTCTTCTTCCATTTCTTTTTTCTCGAAAGAAGCGATAATTCCCTCTTCTTCAATTTTAAGAATCATGTCTTCTGCCATTTCGTACTCTCCTACAGGTAAAGGAATACGCTCGTCCTCATTAACGATAAATACAGGCTGTCCCGCCTCGAATACTTCAGCTTCTAAAGCTGCTTGCCCGTCCGCTGTCATAATTTGCTCTAGCTTTACTTCTACGGCTTTTAAACCTATCTTACGAAGTAGCTCGTTTACTTGTTCTTTCATTTCTATTTTATTTAACTTATTAATTGGTTATTTATAGTCTAGTTTTTAAATCAGCTATAATATCTTCCATTTGTTCGATTTTATTAAATACGTCTAAATACTCTTTATAAAATACAGTACTTTTAGTATCTATTCCTAAATCTTTAGCTTTTTTATCGTATTCATTATAATACTTATTTACTTCTTTTTGTTCAAAATTAGCTACGTTTTTTAGTTCAGAATAACCTTTTTTTACCTCCTCTATTTTTGGAGCTATTTTAAGAAAAGTATTATGTATTTTATTTAAATCTTTTAGTCTAGTTTCTACTCTTTTTTGAATAGAAGAAAAATCCATGGCTAAATTCACATCAACCTTTGAAAGTTCAACAGCTTCTTTTTCTTTTCCGTACTTTTCGTACTTGCTTAAATCAATATTTTTACCTGTGTAGCTCATAATTATTATTTATTATTACTATATACGTTTTATTTTCTGTTTGTTATAAATTTAACTAGAAACGCGGGTAGTAGTTCGCGTTGTGTCCTCGTTTATAACGGTTGAAGTATTAGTGTTTACAGTGCTTCCTATTCCTTGCGCTCCTATGCTTCCGTCGCAGCATTTACGTGAATACGTCTTGCCGTCTTTACACAGGCAACCTCTACGCCCTCCTCTCGGGCTTGTTCTACTCGGTGTCATATATGTACTTGTGTTCGTTGAATAAAATAAATTACGTCGTATATCTCCCCGTTATCACTAGGCAGCATCTTAACGCTTAAGCCGTTTGTTACTACGTCTGAATCTGAGTAATATTGAAACTGCTTCGTGTAGGTATGCTCTACGTCATTACCTTTAGGGAAAACTATAATATCTCTTACCCTTTCGTAAGGCGTTCCGTTTCCACCTTGTAAGTAAATATCAATATAGCCGTTTGCGTTGCTTATCTTAGCCTTAAATGCTATAGTAATTATATATACGTCGTTCTCGTTTTCGGCAAATAGCTTACTTCCATTATAATAAGCCGTAGAACTGTTTATGTAGGTGTTTAATACAGTGCCAGCGTTGTTAGGTACAGTAAACTCCGTAGCAGTTGTAAACGCATAAGATGAAGCACTTGTGTATTGTGTGTCGTCGTACCTTGCCCAGCCTAAACCTAAGCCCGAACTTTGAGCTGGGTATACTTTAACCATCTCATCATTAAAACCCATGTAAAGCGCCTCGTTAGTAACTAGCATTGCACCCTGTTCTACGTTCACGCTGTTAACTTGCTCTAGGTCGCTTTCCTGTACGTGTACTCTAAAAGAAGTGTTTTTAGTTGTCGCCATTTACTAAAGCTTTTAGTTCCTCGATTATCTCGTTTTCGCTGCTCATCTCTAAAGCTTCTAAGCCTTGGTAAATACCCTCAATAGAAAACCCTTTATAGTCGCCCGCTTTTATTTTCTCCCATTCGTTGTCGTTATATACTTTCATAGTAATAGCCCAACTTCCTACAGGTGCTTTAAGGTTGTATAACGCTGTTTTATCCTTGTCTGTGTCCTCAACTAGCCAACTTTCAATAACACTCACCCCAGTAACTGGTCGCTCGTGTTCAGAAGTCACGTTATTAAGGTTCAACTTTTTCATAAATAGCTCCGCAGTTTTGTAGATAGTCTCTTTTGAGAAGTAAATGTTAAACTCCTTTTCTTTAATCTTACGATAAATGCGCTTTTCAGGTACTAAAGCAAGCCCTGTTACTATACGCTTTTCGTCGTCTACTACTTTTAACTCCATCTTATAACCCGACAAGGCTACAAAGTTTTCCTCGATAGCGGGGTTTTCTACTAACGAAACGGCAAATACTCCGTCCTCGTTTTCGTCCTTAATGAATAATTCTACTTCTTGTAATTCCATAACTTATTTACGTTTAAAGTGTACTTTGTTGTATTTTGTTTCTTTCGAGCGACTGAGCCGAGGTAACATCTCCCGCCACTACATACGCCTGTAAAGGTTGCTGCCCTAATGTCTGCGCTAGTTGGTTAGTGCCTGTGTTACCTACTACGTTAAAAGTCGCGGGGTTAGATAGTTCCGCGGGAGGGTTAGAAGCTCCAGCACCTCCACCAGCACCGCCTGAGCTACCGCCTTGATATTGTTGTCTAGCAATAGTCGCCACGTTAGCAAGTCCAGCAGCAACCGCAGCAGCTGCAGCAATAAAAGGAGCAGCTGGGTTAGCAATACCTAACGGACTAGCAGCAGTCGAAGCAAAAGCAGCCGTAGCACCCTTGTAAGTGTCTATAGTTGCTTGTGCTATACTAATAGCCTTGCTTATGTTAAAAGCTCTTCTTTGCTGTTCCTCGTTTTCACCAGCGAACGCATTTACTAGGCTTCCTATTCCTTGCAAAGTTGCACCCGCTAATTCTAGCTTCGCGTTTTGTAACTCTCTTTCTCTTTGTAGTTCTGCTTCGGCTAGTTCTTTCTTTTTGTTATCGGCTTCTATTGCAGCATCTACTTTAGCTTCTTCGGCTGCTAGTTCAGCATCTAAGCTAGCTTGTATTTGTTCTAATAAAGCTTGCTCTCTTTCCTTATCTTCTTGCGCTGCTTTTTCTTTTAATTCTTTTTCTAAAGCCAGTCTTTCCTCAAGGTCTTTTATAAAATTATCGTGGTCTCTGCGAAGTCTAGCCTCTTCCTCCATTTCGGCTATTACACGTGCTTTTCGTTTTTCAAAAGCTTCCTTTCTTATTTTCTCCTTTTCCTCCTCCGCTTCTCTCGTAGTTCTTACATCGTCTAACTTAATTTGCTCTAATAAAGTTTTAGACTCCGTTTGAGCAGCTCGTATAGTTTCGTTGTTCTTTTCAATTTTAGCATTAATTTCTTTAGCTTGCTCATCTGTTAAATCTCCGCTTTCTTTTAATAATTTGAACTGAGAAATAAGCGCATCATTCTGTTGCTTTACTTGTTTCTGAAATTCATTGTTTGCGTTTATACGCTCTATTCTATTTTTACGAACAGCCTTAAAAATATCCTCCTCAGAGTCTCCGCGAGCTTTCATCATTTCAACCTCAAACTTACGAAGTCCCTCTATCTCGTCTCGCTCTTTAGAAATAGCATCAATACGCTTTCCTTGTTGTTCTATGAACTCCTCGGTACGTCTTAGATTTTCTTGGTGTAAAGTTTCCGCTGCATCGTCTGTAATACCTAGCCAATTAGTAATAGCTTCAAAATTAGAAATCAAAGCAACTATACCCGCTATAAGAGCAGCTATAGCAGTAATTATTAAGCCTATCGGGTTAGCTGCCATTACTACGTTAAGAACCTTTTGAGCTACAGCACTAGAACGGATAGCAACCCCTAACGCTTTAAAACTTGATACGCTTTCTCTAATGCCTTGAAAACCTTGAGCAATAGCCGAAGCACTTTGAACGCGAAGTAAAGCCTCCTCTACCATTTCACTCTCTACGCCCATAGCACCCATAGCACCCGCGCCAAGTTCAAAAGCAGAAGTAATACCTCCTAAAGCACCGCCTAAGTTTTGCGCTAAAGTTTGGCTCATCCCGTCGACCGCCATATCAGTGTCGATTATGACTTTTTTCATTCTACCAACCTCGGCAGACAGGTCTTTAAATTCTTTAGTTCCTTGCTTTCCTGAGCGTGCCATCTCATAAAGCGCATCCTCTAAAGCTCCTATTTCAGCTGTTAAGTTGTCCGCGTTTTGGTAGTCCTCCTCAAATTGCTTACCTAGTTTAGTAAGCTCTTTAAGTGCCTCCTGTGCATTTACATTTAATACTATTGTTTTCTCTATCGCCATGCTTTACGTCTTTTCTCTTGTTTCATTTTGCCCTTAATAGTAGTCTCGAGCTTGTACTTTCCTTTAGCTATGTCCACGTTTTCACTAACCGCGTGCCAGTCGCTCATCTTTAACAATTCTAGTATATGCTTCATTGCTGTAATTTGTCTAAGTTCTCTTGTAATAAATATCCGAAGTCTTCAGTTAATATAAACCCTACGCTTGAGCCTTGTGTAATTACATAAGGTTCGCTTTTGTATAGGTTGCTGTCACCGTCGTAAAATTCTACATCGTAATAAGCAGACCTCGTGTTACCTGTTGCGTTCGCTGCTACGTCAAACTCTATATTCACTTCGCCCGACTGCTTGACAAGCGTTATAGGTGTAGTAGTTATCCAAGGGTAAGGCGTTGCGGGTACGATAGTCCAAGAGCCGCCCTTACTCGGTTTAATCGGCTTAATAGGTAGAACTAAGTCGCCACCGTCTACAGGTAAAGGAGGAGCTGGAG